ATTTAAAACACCGGTAACAGATCCGGAATTTCTGTCTAGTACTAATGAATGAGTAGCTGAATTATAAGTTATACCTGTCACAAAAGTATTAACATCATTATCTGTAACTGTTTGTGACACCACCCCTGTAACATGCCCAAACTGATCAAACAAAAGATCTTGAACAAAATCATTACTACTATTATTAACACTAGAAGCAGCATTGGTTATAGCTATGTGAGTACCACTAATTGCATACGGAACATTATTAACTAAAGAGCTAACGTTGTCTCCGCTATGAATAATCCCATTCAAAACTCCTGTTATGCTACCGCTGTTTCTGGACAAAACTAAAGAATGAGTTCCAGAATTATACGAGACACCAGTTACAAAAACACTTGTATCGGTATTAAAAGTTAAGGTGTTATCACCACTATCATAAACTACAGTTATACCTGTACCAGCTTGTAAATTAGTATTAAACACCCCTGTGGTAATATAGCCAGCATCATCAACAGACTTAGGTGTTAGGGCTTTATCTTGATCACTATTTATTGTGTTTGTTAATTTAACAATGCCTGTATTAGACAAACTAGCTAATATAGCATTGAATGTAAGAGTGTTATCTCCAGACGAATAAGCCAACTCAATGCCAGTGCCGCCTTGTAAGGTAGTGTTTAAATCACCTGTAGGAAGATAAGGAACATCATTTGTAAAAATACTTATGTTGTCTCCACTGTGAGCAACATTAGTAAGTATTCCGGTAATATTACTGCCACTATTTCTTGACAGCAACAACGAATGAGTTACGGAATTATAAGTTACACCACTAACGTAAGGAACATTATTGATGTTTGTTTGTAATACGCCAGATACTGCATTTATATTATTTATTAATGCTCCGGAAGCAGCACCAATACTAGACTGTAAAATTCCAGATACAATATTAACCAAACTTGTCGTTGCATAATTAGAGTTATTAGTAAGAAAACTAACGTTATCTCCACTATGAATAACATTGCTAAGAACGCCTGTAACACTACTACCGCTATTTCTTGCTAAGACTAAAGAATGTGTCGAAGAATTATATGTTACTCCGCTAACAAATGTAACATTATTTATATTTGTTTGCAGAACGCCAGAAGTTGTATTAATGCTAGACTGTAAAATTCCTGAAACAATATTTAACAAACCTGTTGTGGCATAAATATTATTGTCAACTATAGCATTAGCTTTTAAGAAACCAGATTGATTAGGTATAGAGTATCCACTAGCTGTTACAGTTCCACTTACATCTAACAATGTCTGAGGAGAAGATGTTCCAATACCTACTCTATCAGTACTAGCATCAGTAAAGAATAAATTCTGGTCTGTGTCTCCTTCGACCCTAAAATCAAAATTTCCACCACCATCGTTAAAAGTAATATTATTTTGTTCTACTTGTAAGCCAACAGTTGGCCCATCTGTTCCTATACCAATTCTATTAAATGTGCCATTACCATCTAGATCAAGATTACCAGTAATATCAACATTCCCAATTACAGAAATATTACCAGATCCTCTAATATTCTGAGAATTTAAATCTAAGTTACCTCCAAGTTGTGGAGTAAGGTCTTCGACCACATTATCTATACCTAAACCAGACAGTGATCCTAAACTGTTCCATGCAGTAGTACCATCACCTATCTTTAAGGTTTTAGTATCTATAGCATATCCGGGTTCACCACTTGCAAGAACAGGGTTGATGCCTGTAAAGTCTGCAAAGGTTCCCTTCCTAAATTGTATAAGATTATTCCTCGACATTAATATTCCTTTTTACGGACTGCCTCCGTCTAATCTACAATTATTGATATTAAAATGTTGAATTTTATAACTGGCATTAGGTAGACCTAGACTGAGAGATGGAGATCCTGAAATTACGACGCCACTAATAGTGCTAGCAAATAAAGTGTCTGTATTTGGGTTATATAGAAGTGTGTTAGTGTCTAAAAATAATGAACCCGGACTGCCAGTACCACTAGCTAGAACAATATTAAACTTATTATTGGTAGATGTAGGAGTTAAAATACTTTTAGTAGAAACATCTCCAGTACCAACTAGATTTCCAACAAAACTTGTGGTCGTTAAAGTATTTGTTGTAGCGTTATACACCAAACCACTATCAGTAACGACTGTTACATTACCACTAGTAGTGCTTGGTGTTAATAAAATACGAGTACTAATATCATTAATGTCTTGACCACTAACAAAGATAGTTGATGCACTAGTAGCATTACCACTTAAGGTACCCACGAGTATACCACTAACTATACCGCTAAGATTACCAATAAATGTTCCTGCTTGAACTACATCATCATTTCCACTACCCCCATTAAAAATAAACCTATCAGTGTTTTCATTCCACAACATTGTGACAAAACCTGAAGGAGAAGTGGTTCCAGACCTATAAATTCTTAGGCCACCACTGGGAACAGCTCCACTGACATTAACTGTGATTAAATTATCACCAATATTAACATTAGTGCTATTCGTTGAAATACTAGATCCAGCAACTGTCAAATTACCCTGAATTAAGGTATCTGATTGAACAGTTAGTCCACCAGTTAAAGTTAAGGTTCCATCTGAATTAAAAAGAGGGACACCAGAAGTATTAATGGTAAGAATATCATCAATAGCATTATATCCAAGATTAATTCCTTGACCGTCCAATAATTCTGTACTGACTACATTTCTAACGCCAGTATTAAAATTTATAATATCTGTTGTTCGTAATTCGTTAATATTAAACGATAAAGTCTTAGTTCCTGTATTAGCAACAATATTTAAAGGAGAGACACCTGTAACACTTAAAATAGAGCCAGAACCGCTTGCGGTTATAATTGGACCCCCGGTTACTTGAATAAATTTAAAAGCATCTGTTACAGTGCCTAAACCGCCACCAGATTGGACTCCAGTACCGATAACATAAGGTAAATTTAGATAAGCAGTAGACCCGTCTCCGATCTTACCTCTCTTCTTATCTGTTTCGTATCCAAGCTCACCACCCTTTAGGGTTGGATTTATACCACTCCATTCGCTAAGAAGTCCTCTTCGAACTTGAATTATTGAATTAGCACCCATTATACACACACTCCAGTAATTGTTGGGCCACCACAGTCTAAGCTATAGCAGTAGTCGTAATCTAAATAGTGTTGTAGTCCCTCTATTCTTGTTACATTTATTGTACCTAAAAAGTCAACATTGTTTATAATATCAACACCAACATCTTGAGAAACTTCTAAGTCTATAATATTAGTAGTTGTTCTAATAATATCTGATTCAATTTGTAGACTTTTTTTAGCTGAGTCTATATTGCTGTCAAAAATATTCTCAATAATATCTACATTTCTAATTCCAGTAGTATCTATTGCGCTCTCAAGTGTTGTTCCAAAAGTTGTTGATATCGAAAGTATATTCGTATCTGATTCTGGTAATTCTATTTGAAAACCCATAATATTATCCCGAGCAAGATAGTAATGTTGTAGATTTACTATATCGTTTAGTTAAATTAATGTTGCCATATAATATTCTTAAAATCTCTTTTCCACCACCAGAGTACAAATCGCTTGGTGTTTGTAGCTCTAGGTCATACTTTGCGCTAGAAAAGTTAAACCCATTAGTAGTAGATGCAGGTAAAAAGAAAGTTAATTTACCATCAGTAGTAGGTGAATCAATTTGGAATTTATAAGTAGAATAATCTGTATTTTCTGTACTAAATGACTGAGCTGCATTCAAATTGGTATTCCAAGAAAGTCTAGCGCAATAGCCACTTAAATTAATAGGATTAGAATTAGAGTCCTTATAAATTAGTTGTAATTTAAAAGAAGATCCTTGTTCGATCTTAAAATCGTATTGACTGGCTGCCATAAGTATTTTACCCTTAGTGGTTTTCATCCTATATACAAGTATACACCTAATATAAAAAAAGGGCTGGGAAACCCCAGCCCTTCAATAAACCATGATCTATAAATTATAGATTATAGAGTTCCGAGCAATACGCGACGATTGTCAAGTACTGCAAAACCCTGCTCGGCGTATCCGTAGAAACCAGCTCTCTTCTGACGATGAAGGGTATCATCTTCGAAGATCTGTACTTCTTCACGGATTGGCATGATGAATGAATCACGCTTACGAAGATCAAGACCCACCACTACTTCTTGATCACTGCCCATAGCTCCTCCGAGTGTAGCACTGTAGAATAACTGGTATTCTTGATCAACACCCAACTCGTCAAGATCATGGAGATTTACGCCAAAGACACGATTGACAGCACCACCGCCATCATCCGAGACATAAATTTCACGACGAGTTACCTCGTCAACTTGATCAACACCCCAGTTGCGAAGATCTTCCATAGCCTCTGGTGAGACATAAAGATCTGTAAGCTGACCACGGTTGTTGCTTGTTGAATTACCACCACCATTACGTCGCATAACAGTCTTCATAAGACTTACAAGACGCTTGGTGAACTGGCCAGCAGCTGCATCACCATCAAAGACGACGATGTTACGATCAACACCTGCAGAAACTACAGTGTGCCAACCATCATCATTCATCTTCTTGACGAAGGACTGCTCAAGGACTTCCATAGCACGACCAACAACGTCCCAGCGAGCATCACGAGCATACTTTAAAAGATAGTCGATGCTTGCACCGATATCAAAAGTAGGAACCATGACGTAATCGCCTTCAACGTGTCGTTCTGGCACGTAACCATGATTAGGAATGGTATAGGCTACGAAATCTTTTTCGTTGCCCGGGGTTAAAAAATCGAGTGGAAATTCTGGAGTGGCACCCGGAGCAAGACGAACTGCTTCGAAAATACCATCAAGAATATTACCACTGAGTACACCTTGACGAAGCGGTAACTCAAGAGCTTTAGCAAATTCCGCAGAAGCAGCTAAGGACTCCTCTTTACGACTACTGCCTGAGCGAACAAGCAATTCAGTCAATTCTGGTGTTGGTTCGAAAACTTTAGTATCTGACATTTATTTTTCTCCCTTTCATTAGGCGATGTTGATGGCGACTTTAGCGTAATCTGATTGGTCTTTTCCGCTAAGAAAACGACCAACTCTGTAGTAGCTCTTTTCTTTTCCGGTGTTGTCATCGACAGCAGCGTTTGAGAAAACTCCACTTACTCCAAGATATGCTGGATCGCCAGCAGCAGGAGTCCCACTAATGTTATTAGTGGTAACTTGACCAATTTGAAGTAGAGTAACTTTGCTACCCTTTTGTACTTCATCTTGATGAAAATTGATGTGCTGCCTTGTAAGATCAAGGTTAACAACATCATTCAACAATACACCTACGACTTTGCTACCACTAGCTGCTGCGTTGCGTGCTGTGACCTTCGCGTTTGCGTCGTCCATAGATACGCCACTACCACCGCTACTGACAGTGCAAATTACGCCACGAGTGGCTGTCTCATCCATGAAGAATGAAACGTCAGTTTGTGTTTCGATACGATCTGCTTTAAGAGCCATGTTTATTCTCTCCTTACTTAGTAATTTCTAGTCTAGACTTTACAAAATCAATCAAAGCTGCCCGGGTACTTTGTAATTCAGCCTCAGCGGAATCTTCTTCACTTACAGCAAGACTTACGTCGTCTTCAAATTCTACTTGTTCCAAAACTTCTGCATCAGCAACGGACTCTTCAGCTTTGTCTTCTTTATCGGACTTATCAGCTTTCTTTTCTTTCTTTTCTAAAGCTTCTTTAAGAGCTGGTGGCATTTCTGCTTCAGCATCTTCTTCTTTGTCTTCTTCGTCATGCTTCTTTGCTTCTTCTTCCTCTACAGGTTTAGAATAGCTTTTTATTAAAGCAACGACTGAAGCAAACTGCTCATCAGAAAGGGCTAATAAGGCTTCTGTATCTTCTTCGGCTACACCAGCATCAGCGAGGTCTTTCATGCGAGCTTCGAGAACAGTGGCTTCTTCTTTAGTAGCCTTCTCTTCTTTCATCGCTTCAAGTTCACTCTTAACTTGTGCTAGTTCTTCTTTCATAGCGTCAACCATTCGAGACTCTTCTTCGTCTGTGGCTTCCGCTTCTTTCTTGGCTTCTTCTTCTTTAGTAGCCTTTTCTTCGTCTTCTTCGTGCTTTTCAGCCTTTTCAGACTCAAGAGCTTCGACTTTTTGATTCGCTACCTCAAGCTGAGTGGTAAGGTCCTCTACCTGAGATTCAAAATCACTTGCTTTGGTTTGACTCTCAACGAAAGAGTCAAATTTCTTTTCAAGAGATTCTACTGATGTTTCTTGGCTCATAATTAATTTCTCCGACTTAGTTGAAATGAGGTTATTCTTTACTACACCTTTTTCTTCAGAAACTGTGTTTTTTTCTACAACAAAAGAGTCTAGCATACTTTTACTAAAAATTATACTATTGTCATTAGCTGGCTTGTCAACAAAACCTTTACCACTAAAAGTGATATTTCTTAATACTCTACCAACTTGGTAATTTTCGTATTCGCCTTTACCACCATATGCTTTTAAGTATTTAGTAAGATATGCACTATCGTTATCTCTACCTAATACTTTATACTCACCAGTGGATTTATCAATTAAACCATAATCAAAATCATTAAAGAAGCACTCCATACTCACATACTTCGTACCGTCTTCAATTTCTGCTACTAATTTATTGGCTCTCTGGCTTAATTCATCTTGAGTGAAGCCTAAATATACTACAGAGCCTGTTAGGATATGGAATTTTTCTGGCAATTCGTCCACACTTGTTTCTGGATCAATTAATTTGCCATCATCTGTGATTGGTTGATTAGAAGTAATATGTCCTATAATAATACTTTCGTCATGCTCAAGATTGGTAGGCTTATCTTCTGGTGTTTCTTTAGCCTTCCAAATCTCTGCGGCAGCAAATATGTCGTCATTTTTATTCCAATTGCTGGTTACCAGAATAGACTGAACATAATACAGATCTTTATCTTGTATTCCTGCAATACTTTTATCTAATTTAATATCATTAATAAGTGTGTCTTTATCACAAGGTTCAACATGACTAGCATATGAGATAGAACCCTTAGTTAAAAGATTAATATCTATACCGTCGTCTTTTTCTTGATCATAAATAACCATCATATACCTCTTGTAAGATTTCTTTATTTATTATACACCACGGCGTAGAATGAAGACTTAGCGTACTTCTGTTCGTCCAGTGTTAAAGATCTATTCAAGCTGTTTTGAATGTTATTTTTCCACTTATCGTAATTAGACATGATGGACGATATTTTAGTTCCATGACAATTATTCAGGATGTTGTGAACGATCTGATGAGAAATAGCTGAATACGGTTGGATGTTAAATAATATCCTACTCTTGACATTTTCTAATTCTTGAGTTTGCTCATTAGACAAACTTCGTAAATTTTTCTTTTGATTGAATTGTAAAAATATAGGATTAACTATCTCAGAAATATTTTCCTGTGCTTGAGTTGCCCAAATACTAATACTTGCTCCAGTTTGAGGTAAGAAGGTTCTTTCTTTTCTCTGATCAGAATCCTTGCTGTTTTTTGGTCTACCCTCTCCCTGCTTGCCTGTAGGTGTGTCGTCTTGTTTTTGGGTTAAGGCTTGTTTAAGCTCAACTCCTGTTTGTTCGCCATCTTTTCTTGGTTCAAGATCTACGCCAACTTCACTAGGGGTAACTGTGCCATTTTGAACGACAAGTTTCTTAACCTGACTATCAAAATTAGCGTCATGGTATGGGCCAGCTTTAGGAATAGATTTCTTACTTTTACGTTGTTTGTTTTCTCTGACCACTCTACTGTGCTCCATGTCAGGATCAAGATCAAATCGTTTTCTGATCATCTCGTCAGATACAAGATTTCTATCTGCTAATTGAATTAGTAATGATTTTTCTGCTTCTTCATTACTCAAGTCCATTCTATCAAATTCAATTCTAGCAGGTTCTCTAAAACCCATAGCCTTTTGTACTTCTTCAATTTCTTTAGCCCAAAATCTAACTAAAACATCACGGCCATATTGTAAGCGTTGGGTGAGAGTTTTCAAACTGATAAAATTGTTTGTTGTTCCACCAGCACCGAAAGTACCCGTCAGTGTCGGAGGAATGCCTAAGCCAGCATACACGGCATTAAGATGTGGAACATATTTACCCTCACCCAAGAACTGATGTGCATTTGTGTGTGATTCCATCATTTCAATATCAGGACCCCATACAAGATCCATTGTACCTCCACCAACATTATTCCCTAAAATTTGAGCAAGTTTAGATGTCGCTGCTTTAGTAGGAGCGATCTTATGTTCTAGACTACCAAGTTTAAAAATACGAATATTAGAAATAGCACCATCAAGAGCAGCCATATCTGCTAGCTTGAGTTTTTCAATTACTGTGATATCATCCATGATAGAGTAAATCATAGGAAAAGCCCAGCTTTGCCAATCGTCTTTTTTATAATGAAAGACCAAAGTCTTAGCTGAATCTAGTGGATATTTTTGCTTCTGCTTTGCAGCTGCAACAATAGATGGAGGTAAATCTGCAATGATTTTTTTATCAGCATCTGTTTTAGGAGCATTAATCAATCTCCTAATACCAGCAGGTAAAATTAATTCGTATTCTTTTTTGGAAACAAAAGCTGCTAATGGACCACTAGCCACATCTACAAACAACGGATCAATAAAAGTATATTTCCAAGGTATAACCTTGACTTCAACTTCTTGTCCTAAATCATTAACAATAAGATCAGCAGCACCGACTCCACGATACATCTTTTTTTCAACTATCTCGTTAATCTTTGCTGTCTGTTTGTTGATAACAACATTTCCACTTTTATACAGGTTATTTAAAAATCTTTCGCTTCTGTCCTTACCTTCACATTTTTCAAACCACCGCTGGTAAAACTTTTGGGTTCTCTTGTTCTTATGTACAACTCTAATTCCCTGTACAGCAAAATCTCCCATAAGATCTATAACGTTTTTCACAAGACCAACACGCTGATAAATCTCTTCAGCTTTTGCTAGAATGTTTTTGCTCTGAGTTGGAACCGCTTCTTCTGGCCTGAAAAAGTCATAGTCGCTTCTTGTAAGACCGGGTCTTCCAGATGTGTTTGAATCTAAATTAGAATAGTCTAATCTAAACCTCTGTCCTGCTGTAGACTTTTGTACCGCATCATATTCTTCTAAAGCTCCAGCAGACTCTTCTAAAGCCTTTGCTCTGCTTTTTTCATCATCACCCCAGAAGACATAAGCCTCTTGAGGTTCTGTTGTGGCATTGTGTATCGCATCGCTCTTTGGGTATTTTTTTGGCATAATTCTATTGTAATGTAACTGTAGTGGGACTATGTATAATTAATACACATTATCTATAAATTCCTTGGTAAATATCGTCATTTGCACCATTAGTAAACCACTGAGGTCCTTTATACATATCTCCCTTGGTCTTAACTGCATTTCTCGCATTTTCCCCTATAACATCATATGCTACAGCCTCAAGTTGATTTCTAAATTGTCTTGCCATCATATTAGCTATTATTAATGAGCTATATCTATCTTTCCTTAGTCTTCCCTTTTTACCATGAGGAAGCTTTATTTCTGGAGTATCCCATCTATCTCTAGCTCCAGCACCTGTGCTAGTTTGGCTCATAACAATCGTTGTTAGCTCACTTTTCAGTTCTTCAATTTCCAGCACGCATTCTGTAGTATTATCGTATATTGGATTAAAATCTGTTTCTAAAATATCTTGACCTTCTTTTTCCATAGTAAGACCCAATGTTAAATTATCAAATCTAGGAAATAGTAAAGCCTTATCTTCCAAATCTTTTCTCAGTCCATGATTTGCTTGAGCAGTCCATTCTGATCGTGCGAATTGTACTAATTCTAGTATATGGTGTCCAGCTTGACCATCTGTATCTTTACTTTTGTTATAATCTATCGTAGGCCAAATTAATTTTTCACCTTCTTTTAATTTATTTTTATCATGTAACGCTTCTTCAATAGCAACTCCGCCACCTTGAGCATCTAGACCTATTCTAGCACAAGGAAAAATTTTCATAAGATTGCGAATTTTTCTTGCGCAAAAACCATAAAAGTCAAATTCATCTACCAATCCTGTTTTTTGTCTTTCTTTAAAGTTAGTTCTATTTGTAGTCCATACGTAAACAACCCTACTGTGTGTAGGATGTAATTCAAGTATCACAATACTAAAATTATCTTTTTCTGAGGCGGGATCGATACCATAAACATATTGCAAATCTGGGTTGCCTTTGGTTACTGCATCAAATAATATTGGCTTATCATTAATTGACACACCTCCCTTATCATCGACTACACAGCTTTCTACCAGACTACGCTTGAAGAAACCTTCGCTATCCTTCACGAAGCAAGCAGCATATTCCATATTATAGATACCAGTATGAATAGTAGCCTTGGCTCTAGAAACTTGTTTGTCATCCATAAATCCTTTAGGGATAAGTTCATATGGAACCCTTATAACACTATAGTCTTTCCAGTTAAAACTCTCTGGTGGAACTTCTCCAAATAGTACCTTCAATTTTTCTGGATCCCCTTTGCTATCTATGATAGTTTTATATCTATCCCAATACTTAGCAAAATGTTTAAAACTGTAATCGGCTGTTCCGCTAATAATTGCTTGATTTCCCGATTTTTTCGTGAGACTTTCTAGCTCATCATTCCAAACACCTAGTTCCTTCATTAGTTCTTTTTTAGCTTCAGCTTTTACATTTTCAATAGGATTTGCACTAACAGCAGCAAAACCTGCTACAACTGTTTCATAAATATCTGGAGATATAGATGCAAATTCATCAGCAATAATAATATGTGCCCTCAGACCTCGAATCTTACTTCCATCGCCCATAGGAATAGCAATTGCCCAACTGTCTCCTAGACGCATAGTGCATCTGTCTACATCTCTTCTTGGACCATCATCATTGCCACTAAAAATACTTCGCAATATAGGACTATTCCTCCATATTGTTTCCATATACTCAAAGATAATCTTAGACTGCCTAAAAGCCGCACCAACAACTACAATCTTAGTTCCCGGAACAAATATACATTTTAGTATACAATACAATGCCATAAGAAAGGATTTACCGAAACCACGAGAAGCAATGAACATAGGAAAAGGTCGTACCCAAAATTCCTGAAGAATCGCCACTTGAATAGGATGTAGCTCAATATCAAATAACATCTTGCAACTTGCCCCAAGATAATCAGGATCTTTTACAATCTTAAGCAGATGAAGATCTGGTTTTTCTATTTCCTGTTTATTCCTTCCGATCATAGGATTTTTGTCTACCTCTATTTTAGACAAATCGCCTAGACCTAACCATGCATCATCAAATTCAGTTCTTAGATTCATTTTGATATACCTTTTTCATAATTGATAATGCAAGATTTTGGGCGTTTTCATGATCACCACAAAAAATAACTTGTATGTCATAATATATTTGGAGTTCTATAAGGCATTTAATAATAAACTTAGGAGATACTTTGATCTTGTCCCATAGTCTTTTAGGAACATCGGGAATACGGGGATATCTGTATACTTGATCAAGATCGAATTCTAGCATAATAAATTTGTATTTAAATTTAGCCATACGCTTAGTCCAATCTTTATATCTTTTTTCTACAATATTATTTGCAATTTCACTAACGCTTTTTTTTCTCTCTATACATAAGATATCCTCTAAACCTTCTACGCTGTAATCACCCGTATCCAGTTTGGACATTGCTGTTTCATGAAATTCAAAGTCCCAAGGTTGTTGTTCCCTTGTGTCTACTATTATTTTTATATTATCGTAACTTTCCATTGACCTTTAATATGTTGTGAAAATTAAGTTCATATAGTTCTTCCATATTGCTAATGCTTTTATGATGAGTTGAGCAGAGAGTGATACCATTGTTAACATCATATCTTAAGTGGGGATAGTTACACCATTTCTTTATATGATGTGCATTCAGTTTTTTATGAGATGTACAACCGGGCCATTGACAAGTAAACTTATCTCTCTTGTATATATCTTTACGCCATTTTTTATATTCGGGATCGTTATAGTTTCTAATCATTTGATGGAAAATTTAAGGGTTTGTCTATGGAGCCATCAGCGTATGTATGTAATTCTTGTAAATCTTTTTTCACTTTTTCTGTAGCTATTTTTAGGATTTCCATTTCACGACCTTGTTTCTCTCGTATTTCTTCGTCTTCTAACATTCGTATAAGTCCTACCCAGCTACTTTTACCATCTTCGATTCTTTTAATTCGTTGTTCACGGGTGGCTTTAAGATCTTTGGATATTTTCTGTTGTTCATTTAATAGTTTAGTATATTCATTTGTATAGTTAGCTATACTGTTACGGGCAAATGATAGTTGTGTCTCTAAGTTAGTTAATTTTGCGGCATCTCGTTCATTTTCTGATAATTTGTATTCTCTATCTACTTCTGTTTGAAGCTTTTCAGTGTCGTGTATATGTCGTTTGCGTTCTTTCATAGATCGATTGATAAGTATATCGATTGTTATAAATTGTTTTATTTGAAGTTCTTCTGCAGGAAGTACGTCTTCACGAAATTGTTTGACTAAATTAACCCATACGTCTTCAAAATACTTTAATTCTCCACTATCGACATCAAACTGTTTTTTAATTTCTGACCAGAAGTTTTTTGCATGAAGTTTATGTCGTAATTGATCTGTAATCTTTTGAGTATCAGTATCTTGTATGTCAGCTTCTTCTATGTATTTTTTAATTGGGGGAGTATTACGATTAAGATGTTGAGCTATTTGTTCTATGGAAAGTTTACCAAAGTTTTCCCTGATATACTTTTGCTCTTGTAATGCTAACTGTCCACGCTTTTTAGGAATCTTAGATGTCATGATGGTCTTTTAAAATGTATGTAATTTGTTCTATAACGACTCTTTGTTCTGCTTTGGGCACTTTGTCCCCATGAAGCATTTTTAAGTAATTCTCTCTATATTGTACAGGAAGGCTGTCATCAATTAATTTAAATACTTCGTTGTGTTGTAGTTCTTCAGTAACAGAGCCAGTCTTGAAAAGTTCATTTAGATTGTCTACAATTATAGGTTTCATGATATTCTTTTTACTATCATTACGCTTATACCAATTTGAATATTCTTTGCACTCCGATTGATGGAAATATTTGGCACATGGGGACTGTTCGTTAGGTCTATAGAATGGGCAAGTTATGCAAGGTTTATCTGGACGTTGATATTTATCTCTTTTAAAGTTAAACAGGCGATTTCGTATGTGTGTCCAAAGAAAGTTTTCTAGTGGACGTTTATTGTCGTATTTGTCTAAACCTTCTAATGCAAATATAGCAGCTTGTTGTTTTATATCTTCTGCACTATGATATCCAAATCTAAAAGTATAGCTTAATTTTTTAGTTATCTTGTCTAGTATTCTCAGGAACTCCGCTTCCGGAACTCCGTTCTTCAGCATTTTGGGCATCTAGTAATTCCTGTATGTCTTTATTTTCTGATGCTATAAGATCCTTCTCGATGTCCAAATTTTCATTAGCTACAACATGTAGCACAGAATTGATTATCTTCTTCATATTATTACCTTGTCGAAAGTGGTTTATATGCTATATTAGTATATACACATATTTTGTCAAGAAAGGTTTTATCGTATGAAATATAAAAAGTGGTATAATACAGAACGTGAGTTTATTAAGACCGAATCGCAAAATGCTAGTGACAAAGAAATCGCTAGAATTTTAAGTGAAAAAACAGGGCAATCCATTACGCGGAGTATGGTTCGACAGCAGCGAAGGAACATAGGATCTGTTAAATCTAATGGAAGACCAAAGGGTAAGGAAAGTGGTTAATTAACATAGGGCTCACTTACTATTTTTGTACCACCCGGGCATTTTCCACTATTGTGAGGGGGTGGGGTACAAAACATAAAAATACCACCTCTAGTGAACAAAGGTATACCACCCTCTTTTCTAAGGCTAGGTTGTGCTGTGCTTTTAAATAAAATCTCATTATGAGATGCACGGACTAAAATATACTGTACAAATTTATACTGTGTTGCATAATTCATTGCGTAATGCAAAGAATGGTGCGTTATGCACATGCTGTCTTATAATGAGAATACGAATACACCTATATTTACAGTATAAAAAATATTTTAGCGAATGGCACGATAGTTGCATTATATATATATTAGAAAGAAGGATAAGTTTTCTTCTTGACAATTAAAGTTTACTATGTTAAAATTCCGATATAGTAAATAGGACATTAAACAAAGGATAAAAAAATGTTAAACACTTCAAAAAATTTCGAGATCGTTTACTCCTCAGATTGCTGTGGTACTTCGGTTCACTCCGATGCAGATATTTGCCCCACATGCTACGAACATTGTGAGGTTATCGAAGATAGAACCGATTACGATTGTTCAGAAGCGGTACACTTTCAAGCCTCATTAGATTTTTATGGTGCTGGTTAATATTACCCCTTGCAAATTGTCGATAAGTATTGTAGACTGATTTTATTGCTAACCACATTGGAGAAAACTAAATGTTCACACAATTTCTTGCGGAAGGTGTTGAGGCTGAAACAAGTAAGAGACGCTACAATTCCAGTCGAGACGTACTAGCATGGAAGCTGTCGAAATTGACATCACAAGCACGCGGCCGGATTGTTGAGAAGGCCGTGGCAAAAGAGTTGGAGCGTCACGGGTTTACGGGTGTCAAGCACATTGGAGGAACGCACCCGTTCGACATCGACACAGATCAGGGTCACGTTGAGGTCAAGTCTAGTCTAGTTAATACTAGGGGTGAGGGGTTCTTGTTTCAAAGAATCGAGCCAACATCTTTCAATCTGCTAGTAATGGTGGGAATCCATCCTGACTGGATTGAAATAAAGGCGATGTCAAGGGGTGAATCGTGGAATATGGTGAACAATAGTAAGTCTATCTCGATGCCACTGACTAAATTTACTGCTCTTGACGACGTACCAGAATTAAATTACACTAGCGTATAAGGAGAAATTAAAATGAGTAATAATAACTGTGTAGTATATCCGAGAGCTAACGTATGGGCTGTAATAGACACGGAAGGCAAGAAGATCGGTGAAGTTGGAGCCATGTCGGAAAATGAGGCTCGACAAAAGGTAGCCGATCATGTTATAATTCCATTCACACTATCACACATCGAGGAGTAAATAACTATGGACGATCTAGAAACATACGAACAGTCTACAGATTGGAACAAAAGATTATGGTGGATACTAAATGGAATCGGAACAAAAGCACAAAAGAAACAGGAAACAAAAAGTCTAAAAAAAGATCTCGATAGCTGGGCAGCAAACTATACAGGAAAACACACGCCAATACAGGTTGAACATTATTTAGATATATATTACAGTAGATTAGCCTAAGGAGTAAACAAATGAAAACTAAAGTAAACCCACTGAAATTAATTGAAACACGATTTGAACTAGACAGTATGAACAAGGGGCGATATGTTAAGCGTTACTTTTTCTCTAATGGTCTTGGTGCTTCTGTCGCATGTCACAGTGGTACTTATGGCGGTGATGCTGGATGCTTTGAGGTCGGTATTCTCAAATACCCTCTAGGAACAACTCCAGAAAATACTTGTGAACTTATTTATGACACTACAATTAATCACGATCTAGGTTGTATGGATGTTCACGGATGGCTTGACTTTTTCGAGGTTGCTGATATACTACAGAGAATAAGAAACTATAACACAGGAAATTACAGGAGTAATATTTATGTCAGAGACTAAAACAGCCAAGGAATTGTTCGCTGAATTTGATAAGGCTATAGCCGAATGTATAGTAGTTCCAAATGAAATACTACCAGAACAATATCGAGATGAAAGGACTGACGGTGTTACCCTTGCCAACATCCAGAAAAGGATAGATTATCTGGACGGTGTAAGTGATGCAGAAGAGGAGAAGTACGAGAAGGATCTACGGATTGCAGTGTATCGAGAGGCAATCGACAAGGGGCAAGAAATTGAATACCTGCCAAAAAAAGGATGGCGACCATAAGGGACGCTCCCCCTTGCGGGGGGTTTTCTTTTAAACACTTCCCCCCTGCAGAGGGGTTGGAGTTTGTTCCGGCCCTATTGGCCTGACTATTAATGTAAAACAGTCAGCGAGAAAGACTTAAGTTCCTATAAGAAAGTGTCGATAATATATATATAGGAAACAATACTACACGGAGAAAATGATGTTGACAATCTACACTATATTTGGTATCATGATAGGGTTCGAAGGGTATGATAATGGTAAGGTATATTTTGGAGTGTATACCCCCAATTGTGAGTACGGATATGTTATGACTGCTGAGGAAATTTACTTGGACACAATTTATGAAATAAGGTAAAGATTGTGCTTGACAACGGACGATAATATGTTAGACTTGGAATATAACAACAACCACTTGGAGAAAAGATATGACACCTTCTGAAAACATTTACCGATCAGATGCCGATATGGTTGATGGTCTTCTTGATGTTGAGCAATTCGCTGAGGATTTCACCAACGATAGTATTGACACGCTACGTGATATGGTGGACGATGGGCAGCCTACCATGTATGAAGAGTATCAAGACTTATACAGTGGTGACGATTATATTGGGGATATGTATATGGACACTATTGACTATCCAGAGGATTGGGGTTAAACTATGAAATACTACTTTGATGAATTTGAGACTGAAGATATACAGATGTGGGTTAGGGAATGTGGCAGGGATATTCCACGAGCAAAGTTGAGAGGAGACTTGGAAGATATAAAGACATTAGAAAATGTAGTCCGATCAGGTGCGAAAGAATTACTCCAACGATTGAGAGATGAAAATGAATGAATATGTGGAAGATAGCTTGTATGATACCCTTGACAAATTATCTACTAGGTTGGTACAATTATATTATGTTAATAGTTGGGAATTAGATGATCAGGACGGTATGAGAGTTTCCGGAAACATTTTATACGCTAGGAATTATTATGAAAGAGCATAGTTGGAATGTACACACAGAAAATAGGAATCCTAATAGTCAATACTTCCATTGCTATGATGTTGTAGACTGGGAAGGTGAAAATAGACCAGAAGTATTTGTTTGTGTTCCTAAGGCAGATAAGGCTTGTTCACTGGAACGAAGCGAACAATTAGCAGCAGTCACAGGTATCGTTGAGCAGCAGTTAGGGTGTCAAGTCGAAAATTTTGTCATGGAGGAACGATAGATGAATATGTTAAGTATAGATTTTCAAAGTGTTGTTATAGGTTACGCTGTTGGTATTGGTCTAATGTGGAGTATTCACACGGTTTTATTTGAAGAGGATAATAATGACAACGAAGCAGAAGAAAATGATGAAGGTTTTCGCGGTAGCTTTTATAACTGGAACTATCCTTACAATCATTTTACATCTAAGTGAGGGGGCAGCATCCCAAGCAACCTTCGTCGAGGCAGGGTTTTAACACCCTGTTTGGGGGGTTGTTGTTTAAAAAAAATTCGGTTTTTTCTATTGACAGCTAAAGTATTTATGGTAGAATGACGATATAACAAGTAGGAGACAATACTTATGACGAATAAAGAATACAACGGTTGGTTCAACTATGAAACTTGGTTGGTAAATCTGTGGATGGACAACGATCAAGGGGAACATGAACACTGGAGAGAAGTTGCAAGGGAATCTATTGAGACGAATATTGCCCTTTGTGAATGGTATCAATTTGAAGATAGACTGAAAGACTACCTCGACCAAATTCGAGAAGGTAAAGAAGGTTTGGCTGGTGATTTGATAGGAGCAGCAATAGGAGAAGTCAACACCAGAGACATTGCAAAAAGTTGGGTCGAGAACGAACTTGAACATATGGGGATTAATATGGAGATTACAGAATAATACATTAAGACGGATAAGGCGTATAGCACCTTGGCAGCCTGATAGCTATACGGGAAAGAATTGCTCTAGTACGAGTAATGCCTAAGTTCTATATTACAACTGGTGACGCTTTGCGAAGCGTACTCCACTGGGAACGGGGGAGTTCTATACCTTCCAGCTAGGCTGGGAAAGATCGGGCCGACATCGTATAGACGCCAGTTTTTACTA